TCAGGCGAAGAAGTTATTGCGCAACTTCGATCACGCCGCAATTCTTATTACAACCGCAACAAATTTTATTTCAGAACCGATGATACGCAAGCCACCCTAATCCGTAAATATTGCGCGAAAAACAAAATTTCGCTTACTCAATTATTCGACCAACTTTTAACAAATTTTTTTAATCATGCCTGATTCATTTAAAGCAGCCCTTCCTTATCCAATTAAGTTTTCAACAAGTGAAAACGAATACGAAGATCAAGACAAATATCCGCAAAAAATGTCTTTATTTATCCCTTCTGAATCTGTTTCCGCCTTCTGTGAAGAAGTAATGAAAATGGTAGATACCAAACAAAAGAAAGGTAAAGTTTGGGATTATTCAAAAAAAGAAGAAGTCGAAGTTGATGGTATTTACATCAACGCAAAAGCTAAAGAAGGCAAATATGGATTATTTGGAAATATAAATCTAAACTTTATTGAGCCTACAGCGGGCGATGATATTCCTTTTTAATTCTTGAATTATTATCACCTTTTTCTTTTTTAAGACTTATTTTAATTAATTCTGTTTCGAGATCGCCAATTTTTGCAATGCAATTTTTGATGATCTCGTCTTTTTGCCAATTTTGCCGTTGATAGTTTACAGCTATATCAAGCAAGTATTCAAAGTCAGTTATCTCTCCTAACATCCGCGCCTGAATTTCAAGATAAAGTTGATCTTCAATTGTTTCTGTTATGGTAAGCCAATCATCCCAAGCCATAGCGTGCTGACCTCCTTATATTTGAAATAGGCTAACATTGGGGACTGTTAGCCTATTTTTTGCAGAGAAGGCACTGACCACCAGATGCCTTACGCCAACCATAACTTAAAGTTATGTAACAGGCCATAACTTTTTCTTAACAAGAGCCACCAATTCATTATCAATGTCTGTTTCTGTGGAAGCCGCATAGTCTTCAAGCAATCCTATTACAAGCGATTTCACAGCATTGGATTTGACAAAGAACTTCAGTATTGGCTTAATAAATCGAATCATGTTTTTGTAATATATTCTTTTCAACTGTATACAAATTTGCTAGATTTGTCATAACTGCCTTATTAAGCTGTAGTTTAAGGCTTACTCCTCACACACAAGGCAGTTTTTTTATATGGCAACAAAAGACCCAATAGTCGAACCAGTAGTAGAAGAAAAAGAAGAAAATGATGGCCCTTCTTTTATCTCAAATCTTGTTCAGATGATTATACTTTTTTGGAGTTTGGCCGTAATTTCTTTTGCGTACTTTGGAAATTCAACCAGACAAATTGACACGACATTCGCTGCTGGATTGTTGTCAGCAGTGATGTCGAACATGGGATTACAGGTTAAAAATAATAGTAATGGCAAAAAGAAACAGCTTAATGTAGCATCTAATAAAGATACTAATGTAGGTATTAAATGAAAAAGCTGTTTTTGATTGCCGCCCTCTGTCTTCCAACTGCGGCGTATTGTGATATTCAAAGCACGTTTACATCAAGTGTAAAATTAGAAAGTGTATCGGCTGGAACTTCTGCAGATAAAATTGGTTCAAGTTATAGCATAAGCGGTACAAACATTACAACTACAAGCGGAGATACTGCGACTGTGGGTGGCTTTGGAAGTCTTACAAATGGCGTTCCATCAGTAACTATGCCAAGTGCAACACAAACAACTGCTGGCGAAACTTTTAGTTTCTCACAATCTTATCTTGAAGGTGATGCTACTGCTGGATCAGCACCGACAGTCGGCCAAGTAAATAATTTTTCAGACTTAACTTCTACGAGTGCTGGAAGTGTAGGCACAGCAGCCGTAACACTTGATCATCACACAATGACGTTGACAGGTGGAACTGGAACAGGAATTGTATTAACAGGACAATTTGTAACTGATTTAACTCTTGATTAATGTGGAAATATCTGCCTTTAATTTTTTTTATTAGTCCAGCCTATGCGATCCCAGTAGTTCCTAATTTCACAAGTGCCACAAGTACAAGCCGAAGCGTTACCACAAATAATCTTACAGAAAATATACGAGAAATTCGTTATAATTCAGGCTATACCTACAGTGTTACGGGTTCTGGTATTTCATGCGGTAATTGCGAGACATTATCTATGCCAAATGCCACAGTCACAGAAACAATCAATGGAACTACTTATGAATGGACAGGCTTAAATCTGGATCAAAAACCAAACTGGCAGCAAACATCCGAAAGCTTTCAGTTTTCAGAATTTTACAAAGGCCCATCGCTGGAATCTATAACCGATATAACAAGGCAAGTAAGTTCAGAGGTGGTTACAGATACCACTATTATATTTTCCAACTAATAACGCTTTTTTCTTGTCTGCCTAGTTATGCCAATCAAAGTACAATAGCGAATCCACAAAGCAATACATCATCTAGTGTGTCAAACTTCGCCACACAGGTTCTCACAGGGCCTATGACAGAAAATTCTTATGGTGCTGGTATTCAATGCTCTGGGGCAACACTATCAATCAGCCCATTTGCTACAACTTCGGTTGCAATAAAGCGTCCTCAAGACTACATTTTTCATACGCCAGTTTACAACGAAGCGACAGATGATGATGGAAATTATACAAATGCTGGTGAAATTCTTTTTTATCGAGAAAATTACAGCGGCAACAAAGATGCCACTTCTTTTAATTTTGGTATAGCAGCAACAATATCTGTTCCACTTGATAAGCGTTTTCAAACTGCTTGCCTTAAAAGTGCGACTACTCAGGAAAAAATAATGCGGCAACAATTATCGACAGCCAGATTGAACTACGAATTAGCCAGATTGAAAAATTGCCATGAGCTTAGAGTTACTGGGGCTGAGTACTCAAAAAACAGTGATTATTATGGGCTTTGTGCAGATATTGTTAGTAAACCTAAAATGAACCAAGTTATCCCTCATACACACAAATTGAAGCAGTAGGCAAGCACGGTTAAACTTGCCCACCTAGACGCCCTATCCATTGCCGTGGCGAATAGGGTTTTAAAATTCTAGCTTATTTTTTTTTCTTTGTTAACTTTTTTATAGCAGTCTTGATAAGGTTCTTGAGTAGATTGGCTATGATGGGTGAACTAGCCGCAGCAACAGCAATAATTGAAGTGCTAACAAGAATAGGAGGGCTAGGAATCCATTTTTCAACAAAGGTTGAATCTCTGTAGATTTCATAACATTGACCATTTTTGATTGAATGACCTATGACGATTTGCAGCCTTAGCTCATTGGGATAAGACCCTACAGGAATATTAGACTCGTTAGGACATTTGATAAAAAACTCTTCATCTTTTTTGGTTTTTGATTTATATTCTGGCGGTTGTGGTATATCTGGTTTCGGTTGTTCTGGTTGTTTTACAGGGTCTGTTGGGATGAATTTGTCAGGGTGATATTCTAAAGCCTCATAAGTTGGATAATTTACAACAGGATAATCAAGCTTTGGCTTGTCAATAATATCTAAAGTTGTTGGATATTGTTCCCATGTTCTTATTTTAGGAATATATATTTCTTTTATTTTTATCTGCGGTATTTCAATTCTTGGTATTTCCATCTTCTACATTTCCAATAGATATTGACCAGCCTTCCTCCCCAAACTTTCCAACTTCTTTTATTTCTGGTTTTTTTTGTTTTTTATCTAATTCTTCGTGATATTTTTTTATATCATTATCAAGTTGTATATTAAATTTCTTCATACGCAACCAATGAATTAATTTATCAACATAATATTTTATAAGCTTTTTAAAAAAACTAAAAATCATTACTCTACAAATTGCATTTGTTTTTTGGGTGGCTCTGGTAGCTGAATAGATGGTCCTGTAACATCTGGCAAAGTGTTTTTCATTACATCTGGTAATTTATTTTCCAGACTTCCCATAATCTTGTTTTTCAATGTCCTTTCAAATTCTGGACTTTGCATATACTTTACAGCCATGTATGCAAAAACACTCATTGACGAAACCATCAAAAATGAGATAATTGACAAAATATTTGCAAGCTTAGAAAAACTCATGGTAAAAGACGCGATACTAAAAGCAATTAGTCATACATTAATTATATCTTTTCTTCTTATTATTCCAACAATTGCTCCAATGTACTTAATTATGTCTTATATGACTACCAAGGTGTACCAGAAAATGCAGTAGGTGTCTTTGATTCTGTAATTTGTGCAGCTACACTTGTTTCAATAGCAGCTACTTCATCAGAACCTAAAGCTGCCTTTGCCCATGCAATAGCATTATCCTTACTAACTGAACCATAAGCAACAAAACTTGACGCATCAGGATCGGCAAGACATACAGAGCCATATCTGTAACCAATATGGTCAACACCATCAACAGTTGATGTTTCAGAAGCAGTCCAATGAACAGTCGTTACAACATCAGATAAACTACCAACAGTTTTTAACCCTGCTAAAGAGTTTACATTCCAAGTTACAGCCATGATCAAAATGATTTATTTATATTCTACTTTGATTCTACAATTTGAACATCTTTTATTTCAATAAGTTTTTCAAGTTGCTTTAATGCACCTTGATCTTCAATTATTGGTTGAATTAATTCATTTTTTTCTGCAACTTTTTCTTGTATTTGTCTTTCTAACATTTGTGCTTTTGCAATATTAAGATCAAGACGAGTTTTTGTTTCTTCGTAAAGTTCTTGAGGTGACATAAAATAAATTTTATTTATTTAATTCTACTAAGCGGCTTCTAAAGCTGCAACTTTGTCTGATAATTCTTTAATTGCTTCAACTATGGCACCAGTTAAACCCATATAATTCAAACTTTTATTTCCTTCTTCTCCTCTAATTAATTCAGGATAAACTTTTTCGACATCTTGTGCTACTAATCCCATTGATTTTTCATTATTATCTTTATATGTAAAATTAATTCCAAGTAATTGTGTAATTTTGCTCAAAGCATTTTGTAAAGGCTCTACATCTTTTTTAAATACAATATCTGAGTTAGGAGTAATTGTACCAGAAGCTAAAATATTACCTGTCACATGAAGGATTTCAGAAGGTGAGGAATTTGCAATACCTACTTTTCCATTATTATTAACTCTTACAAGTTGATTATTAGCACTATCTCTAACTAAAAAAGCATGGTTTGTATTATTAGTTCCACCGCTATCAAAAACAGGGCCATCTACACTAGAAGCTGCATTTACATGAAGACTTCCACTTGGACTATTTGTTCCGATACCTACGCTATCTCCTTTTATAGCCATTTTTGTGCCACCACCAACTCCAAACTGCATTAATGGATCAGTACCATGATTATATTGAACGAAGCCATCAAATTCAGCATCACCACTTGTTGCATCACTAAAGAAAATAGCACCATTACTGGTTGTTCCAGTTCTGATGGTGATACCACCATTTCCAGAATTATTAACTGTTAAATCATCAGCACTTGCATGACCTTCAGTAGTGGTTCCTATAAGTACCCTTCCAGAGGAGTCTATGATAAATCTTTCCGTTCCACCTGTTGCAATATTAAATTGATTCGCACCACCAGAAAATATTCCTGTATCTAAATCATCCCTAAAAGCAAGTGCAGGGGTGCTTGCAGAACCGTCTTCAAGAGTTATTGTTCCGTCAAGTTGAAATAATTCAATCCACCCATCATTAGCTGAGTTTCTAATTTTCATTACATTATTACTAAGATCAGCCCACCATTGATAAGCGTATTTAGTGGCAGGCTCTGATGAATTTGAATTATTACTTACAATTGCAGCTAAAGCATTATTTAAATCCGCTCTAACAGCTGCACCAGTACCGTTATCAATTATATAGTCATGTGTAGCCATTTTTAAAACACTAGAAAGATTTAAACATAGTATAAAGCAAATTAAGAGCCTCGTCCAAATCCAATTGCAGTATATTTAAAATTTAAATTTTTGAAATTATTACTGCTATCTCTCACCTCTATAACAAACTGTGTTCCTGTAATGCTTGTTATTTTAAAATAATCACCTGAAACAGCACCTTCAAGCGTTATTCCTACTGTTGGCAAAAATGCTGTTGTTGATCCTCCTAAATCACTGGTTCCCGTGAAAAACGGATGTGTGAATGTCACAGTTTTTGCAGAAGTTCCAGATGCAATCGCTGTATTTACAGTTTCTGTTCTACGTTTAACACTTGCTTCAAACCCTAATTCAGATACATTAATATTCTGTGCAGGGTCATTTGACTCTAATTCACACTTAAATTTAAAACTTCTTGCAGAATATTCACCATTCGCAAAAACATTAAATTGTGTAAAGTTTGCACCATATGAACAGGATGTACCGCTTGATATTGTTGCACTAGTACTTGCTGTAACTGTAAAAGCATCAGTTGAAACTGTTTTGATTTCATAATTACCATCTGTTGCACCACCAGAGGCGAAATCTATTACAACAAAATCTCCAACAGAATAACCATGCGAACTTTTTGTGATTGTAATAGTAGTCCCGCTTTGTTCGTAGATAGCTGATACAGAAGTTGCAGGGTCAATATCTGTTGATGCAACTAGTAATTTTGCATTTACATTTTCTGCGGTATCCCCATCAAAATCAGTCCATGTATCAATATTTGCAGTTCTTGAATCAATAAGTTCATTTGGCAAAAGCCCAGCAGTTACAAATCTACGTTTTAAAATAAGGTTAAATTTTGCACCAAGATCAACAACATTTTGAAATTCATAAGAACCTGTTGAAGATATTGGCCCTGTTGTAATATCAGAATGACCAGCAAAATCAAAGTTAGTTATATTATCAAAATCTGTTATATCATCAATTAAAGTTGTACCCTGTAAAACTAAACCATCTAAGGTTGAATCATAAAATGTATTTACTTTAGTTCCTTGAAATGGTGGTGAATCAGTATCCTCTCTTTCAGTTAAAATAACTTGATGTGGTTGGGAATCTGGTTGTGTGACTATAATTTTTGCTGCATTTTCAGAAAGATTACCACTATCATCTTTAAATTTTATTAGATAAGTCCCTTTTAAATATCCAACAAGAGTTTCAGAAATATTACCCGCAAGTGCTGGAATAATTTCTGTTGCATTTGAAAAAGTAGCATTAGTTCCTGTTTCTGGTGTATGCCTGACAATAACATTTCCACCATGTAAAACATCTACATCTGTAGATTGAGTAAATCTCAATCTTACAAATTGTTCAGAAATTGGTTCAATAGTTAGATTTGAAGGGTCTACTGGTAAAGCTGTTTTTCCAGCAGCAATAAAAGTAAAATTTGAAGTACCACTGCTTAATTTACCTAAACTATTTACAGACTTAACTGCAAAAGTATAAGTTCCTAATCTTGATTCAAAAAGCTCAAAACTAGGTCTTGCAACCCTTAATCTCTCTGGATTATCATTTTCATATTGAAATTCTAGTAAATATTCTTTAACTCCCTGTACTGGTTCCCATGCTACAAATATTTTTGATACGGCTCTGTTATTTAAAACAACAATCTGTTCTGTTGCTGTTAGGTTACTCGGAGAAGGTTTTTCATCTAATAAAGTTGTTATTGTTCTTGGGTTAGCAGCAACAGTTGTATCCTCTACCTGTGCATATTTATTTGTATCGTGTATTACTGCTGTGATTGTATATTCTGAATCATTTTTTTCTTCTATAGAAACAACACGATAAATTTGAAATTGAACAGAAGTATTTTCTATCGCCCATATACTGTTAGCTAAAGGGGCAGAAGAAAAAGCAGAAGAAACCGTTATAGTAGTGCCACTTATAGAGCTAATTGACCTAGTTTCGACTGAACCATCAGATAAAACAACTGATAATGTAGCAGAATTTTCACTTGTTAAATCAGTATTATTTGCATCATCTACAACAATTGTTGTTGTATCAGTAACAGATTTAATACGACCACCTCTTCTAACCCCTGCCCTTAATGAATCGGCGATAGCAATGATTGTAGAAGGTCTTACGATTACACCAGCTTCTAGAGTAGTCGTAAAAGTAACGACCTCAGATTCTTTTAAATTAGAATATAAAAACCAACGACCCAATCTATTAGCTTGACCTCTTGAAGTACAGGCAAAAGCTTTTAAAGTTTTTCTTGTTCTACCAAATTTTGTTATAGAACCAGACAAGGCTGTAATGTCAGCAGTTGTTACAAGTTCAAAATCTATTGTCTGAGTATCATTATCAAAATAAGCAACTTCTACTTCTGTATATTTTGTTCTCTGTCCAACTCCTTGATAGTTAAATCCTTCTTCTGTAACATTTGAATTATTAAAAACATATTGTGCATCTGATGTATTAGTTGATGTATTAGTTGGCCTGTCCTGAGAAATCTGCAAACTACCATTGCTATAAAATGGCATCGCGTTCATCACAGAACATAAATCATTTATCAAGGAATAGGCGTCATTTTTTTGATTGAGAATTACATTACAACTAAATCTTGGTTCTGTTGTTTCAGTTATAGGGTCTGTAATTAATTCACTCGCATAAGCACTCGCAGAATAAAAACTAAAAACATCTAATGTATCTTCATCAATAATCCCGTCTGTACCACCAAAACCTTTATCTGTTGTCAATATGTCATATAAAATCCATGCGGGGTCAGAGCACCATTCCTTGTCTGTTTTAAAAGTACCATTAAAGGTATAACTGTCAGGGTAAATGACTCTTCCATTATTAGTATCTATTGTTGTATCATGGGGTACTTTAATTTTTGTGCCTTTGATACGATACATACGCTTTGGATAGCTTTGAAATTCCTGTGCATTAAATCTTATTCCAACATAAGCAAAACCTTGATAAGCACTTGTATCTGTATTTATTTCAGTTAATGATAAAAAATTTGTTTTGTTTTGTAATGTTGCTTCTGCACTATCATCCGTATTCCTTATAACTGTTATTGAAACAGGGAAACTCATTGTTTTTTCAAACTTAATTTCATAATCTTTTACAAATGGACTTGTGGCCTTACCATCTATAGAATCTTCAACAACAGGATTATGAATAATACCATTATTTTCTACAATTTGAATCGATATTTTTACTTCTGTACCAGTTATATCTCCGTCATCTTTGAAATTTTGTAAACTTGGGATTTGAATTGTTATTCTTATCTTGTCGACTGTAGTATCTGTTATTGATCTTGTAACAGGGGTTGCTTTTGTAACTTCGACAGCTACGGGAATAGTATTTTCTATTGCATTAATTTCTTGTAATGATGTTTGATCTGATGCTCCATTTTTAAAAAAAACTTCTACATCTGAAAAATTTTCTTCACCGTTTGCATTTTGCAAAGGTGTACCATCAAGAAAAACATTTTTTCTAAATGTATCAGTACCAGAACCACCTTCATCAAAAATTGAATCTATTTCACCATATCCAAGTAAATCTAATACTGTCGCAAATTGTTTACTTCGCAGACCACCGTCTATAAGGTCAGGATCAACTACCTTTCTATCGGTTCCAA